TTTGAAAGCCAAATAAATTTATTGCCATGAATGCTCCATCATAAAGAAAAGGTGGGGGATTGCTCCCCCACTCATTGCACTATTAGAATAGTGATTCAATTGGATTTCTGAGCGAAGATCGAGTTCCACGATCAGTTGATTCCCAGTATTGATATGCAAAGTTTACTGTGAATTCTTCGATTGTATCATTTGAACCCCAATCAAGATCAATTTGAGAAATATCTGTTGGAAACATTCCTACAAATTTATATTGCCCACCAACAATTCTTTTGCCTTGTTTATCGAAATGAGTTACAATTGCATCAACGCCATATTGTTGTGAAGTTCTTGCTGTTGCAGAACGAATATTATTCACATTATCGTTGATTCCACGAACCCATGACTCCATTGCTTTACGAATTGCAAAGTCTTCGTCATTAATCACTGTTACTGACCAGTCAGCAAAGGTGCGATTTCCAGCAACCTTAACTTCACGACCGAAGTAAGGTATAGTAACCATACCAAGTGTTGAACCAGGCAGAGCAGCTGTCTTTACCATGAATGTTGATTTGGCGGCAGCAACTGCTGCACCTTGAACATAAGATGGGAAACTTAACTGCACTTCAAACAGATTAGGACGTGCACCGTCAAACTGTAACGAAGTACGAAATTGATTTACATTAAAAGCCATTGTTTTCTCCTGACTTTATCCTAGTCTATTTATTAGAAGCGTCCTACGATTTCGTCGAAGGCAACACCAGAACGTACAGCCACGAAGTTCAACTGGATAAAGTTGATTGACTTGGCTGGTTTAATATAGATGTCACCAATGAATTCGTTACGATCAACAACTTCAGAAGTATTATTTGTTTCGTCACAAACAACACGGAAGTCATAGATACCGCGACGACCTTGAACAAGACGCAAGAATGGTTCAACTAGGTTGACAAACTGTGCTCTTGTAAATTCGTCGTTGAATTCGAACAATTGAGCCTTCGCAGCACGAGCAATTGCTTTTTCAAGAACGATAAACAAGCGACGTACATTGATACGATCAAATGCACTTGGTTTAGCAAACAATGTCTTATCACCGAAGAGAACAGTTCCCTCTCCTGGAAATGACACAACTGGGTTAATTGCATTCTTGTAAAGTGTATCGCGTTGTGTTTGGTTAGGATTAAATCCTAATTTAATGACATTCTTTAATTGACCGCGATTAAATCCAGCTGGTGAGAACCATGGATCACGATCTTGATCAGTGCGAGCGCAGAGACCAGCAACGTCACCATTACATGGAACCCAACGATAAGTGTCATTGTACTTGTCGTATTGATACTTCCAGTTGCTATCCATTACTGCAAATGAGTTGGATACGTTTGAAAGAGAGTTATTGCGATAGTTAACAATTGCAGTCACAGGATCAGCTGCTTGGACATTTGCAAGAGCAGGTGATAAGAACGCAACGCAGTCGCGTCGTGCACCAACAAGAGAAATGACATCTAAAGCAACAGTTGCAGAATGACCAGCTGTCATGACGAGGCTGATGTCAACATTATCTGCAGATGAAAACTGAGCATATCCAGTTTGAACATTTCCATCAGTTGGTGTTGCATCAGTACCCTGTACAAATGAAACACCATTTAGATTTTCACCATCAAAGAAGTGTGATGAGTTTGCAGCAACACCCCATGCAGCACTGTTTTGACCGAATGCATAAACCCAGCGAGAGTTTGTATAAAGAACATCGCGCCAATATAGTGATGCGCCGCTCTCGTCTTTAGCATTAGTTGCTTTGGACACATTTGCAAATCGTTCAATTACAGTATTTGGTGTTCCAGTGATCAAACCATCTTCGTCGATAATTGCAATATGCATTTCATCGTTCGCATTTGATTTGAATTTTGAAGAGATATATGGTGAAGTACCTGGAACCTTATCGAAGTAAGGAGCATATGTCCAAGTTGAAAACACTGAAGCGTTTGCGTTTGCGCAAATTGCTACTTTGAGTGAGTTTCCGAGTGATCCAGGAAAACGTGCAGCGAGGATAATGTTGCTATTTGAAGAAGTGAAGAAACTATTGAAATAGTGATCTTCGTTGCGAACTTTTGTATTGCCTGCCCATGATGCAACATTAAGTGCAACAGCAGTGTTTAGTGTTTCAGCATCGGCTCTTGAAACAAAAAGGCTGTTGCTGTAAGAAAGAAAGTTTGCTGCAGTGAAAAATGTTAGATATGTGGTTGAGTCTGGTTTACCGAAAACTTGAACAAGTTCATCTTCAGATGAAACTTGACGAGCAACGTCGATTGGACCCCACTGAAATGCGCCAGCTAATGCGCCAGTGGATGTAGAAACTGATGGGACAACAGTTGTTGCATCAATTTCTGATACATTCACGCCTGGAGATACTTGAAAAGCCATGGTTTTGCTCCTATAAGATGGAGATTAAGAAATCTACGGATTATTTAGTATTTTAAAGTTTTCAACGCTCGATTGGTTTCCATAAAACACCATCTGATACAAATCCACCATCATTAGCGTCGACGTCAACATGACCAGCCAAAAAGGTGGGTAATTGCTCTTCCTCAATTTGTCTCATCTGTTCCTCATGCAGTCTTGCTCGAACATCAGTATTTGTGAGGTCGGAGAAAAATTGTTGATTAGTCATCCATGAAAAAAGCACTAAAGTCATTACCAAATCGTCATGACTCCCCTCTTCAGCCTCAAAACTTGTACCCTGTGCAATAAAAGTCGATAACTCAGAAATCGTTTCGAAGTCTTGTATAATTAATTTTTGGCTTTCAATCAGATTTTTCATCAGAGAACAACCAAGACGCTTTACGGATTTTGTTGTTCTGATGCCACGATGCGACTTTTTACCGTAACCCCAAGTGACCGCGATTTTTTTCTTTAAATCAACTGTTGAAAGAATATTTTCGTATTCATAATCTTCAAAAAGGGAATCGACTACCTGTTGACCATTATCGTTGATTTCTACAAGAACATAGGCTTGATTATAATAATCACCCATTCGTTTGATAATCGATGGATAAACTAATGGACTGATATTGTTATCTTTATAAGTACAAACCTGTCGATAAGGAAGTTCAGTTGTATCGATAACGCTAAATGCAGAATAATCTAATCCCTTTCCACGAGAAGTATCCGCAACGATCATATAATTTCGATTTGGTTCTGGTGTTTTATAAATCTTTATCCCATTCTCAGAAAGATGCATCGGTTTTACGAATGCAAGAGATTTAAGAGCTGCAGCCGAAAGAAGAGTTCCAGATGAACCCATGAACTCACATTCCATTTCCTGAAGAAACTTTTGTTCACCAAGAACACGACGCTGCTCGTCAGCCCATTGTTGTGTGCGACCAGGAACCTGTCGCCAGTTCGCCTCAACATGAGTAAATCCATTTTGACCTTCAACTGCTTCTGTCCACATCTTATAAAAGTGATTCATTCCATTCGGCGTTGAAGAAATCAGAATCTTCGAAGTTTCACCAGAGGTGATTGTAGGATAAACAGATGTGAAGAATTCTTCAGCAATATTTGTCGGCACAAATGCAAACTCGTCGAGATACAAAAGTGAGATAGAAAAACCACGGATTGCACTTGATGCGGTAGAGTTGGCGAGGACACGACATCCGTTTTCGAGTTCAATGTCACCTTTGTTCCAAACTTTAACGCCCTGCTGAATCCACATTGGCAATGCTTCATATGCTAATTTTATACGAGCAAGAATTTCGCGTGAGGTTGTTGCTTTATTTGCAAGAATTGCGACTGTTTTATCTTGATTGAAAAGAATATACCATAAAATATATCCAACGATAATCGTAGTTTTACCAACCTGACGACCTGCTTTTACAATTACGCGACGATTTTCATTTATATCCTGAACAACTTCTTTTTGAAATGGGTACAAAGATATTTGAACGAAACCTTTATCAAGTGTGATAATCTTGACATAATTTTCAATAAAGTATTCTGGATTTTGTGCACATTTAACAAACTCACGAACTTGATCTTCCGTGAGTTGCATCTGCATATTGATTCGTTTTAACTTGGGATTACCAAGATAATGTTTCAATTTATTCGCGATTAGATTCATTCTTTAACTGCTTTAATAACTCAGCAGTGCTCCCCACAAATACTGCTTTGTCAACATTGATGTTCGTTGGTGCTGCCTGTTCTTCAGGACCTCGCAATTCTTTTTGTTGTTTTTGTAGAATCATAAGTT